GCGGACTGGAATAATTCACTTTGCTGGCGTTCAGAATGCGCTCTAATTCATCTGTACGCTGGTTCATGGATCCCCGCTGATTCATTTTTTCGCCCCCTCCCGCTCAAGTATAGCACAGGAGGGGCAGAGTACAAGGAGGACAAAAAATATATGACAGACATCATCTTATCCACACAGAATGGCGAGCCAGTGGCATCCAGTCGCCAGATTGCCGAGAGTTTCGGCAAAGCCCATCGACACGTTTTGGAAGCCATTGAAAGCATTTTGGAGGGTATGCCGAAAAATGGGCAGACCCCCATGTTCTACAAAACCGAGTACACCCACGAGCAGAACGGTCAGACCTACCCCATGTACCTGATGAACCGTGACGGCTTTACGCTGCTGGCTATGGGCTTTACCGGCAAGGCAGCGCTGGAATGGAAGTTGAAGTACATTCAGGCGTTCAACGCGATGGAGAAGCAGCTGGCACAGCGCCCGCAGCTTTCCCGGGCTGAACTGATGGCGCAGGCTCTGATTGCCGCCCACGAGGAACTGGAGCACAAAGACCGGCAGATTGCAGAACTTACGCCCAAGGGCATTTTTGCAGACGCGGTAAACGCCAGCAAGAAGAGCATCTTGGTGGGCGAACTTGCAAAGCTGCTGTGCCAGAACAGCGTGCAGATCGGGCAGAACCGGCTGTTTGTCTGGATGCGGGAGCACGGATACCTCATCAGAGACCCCAAGCGCAGCGACTACAATATGCCCACGCAGCGCGCCGTGGAGCAGGGGCTGTTTGAGATCAAGGAGACCACCGTGGTGCACTCCGATGGGCACACCAGCATCAACAAGACCCCCAAGGTGACCGGCAAGGGTCAGATCTACTTCGTAAACCTGTTTTTGAAGGGACGCGACCCGGCGGGCAAGCTGCGCGAGGGAGGGCAGCATCAAAGAAAAGAGGTTGAAGAAACATGATGAAGGTCGTACAGGGCACCTTCCGGCAGATTCCGTACTGGAAGCTGCGGGGCCGGTTCCACAGCTGCGGCTACCGCGATCAGGAAGTCGCTAAGTATATCGGCATTGGCCGGGACACCATGAGCGGCAGGATGCAGGGGCACAATCCGTGGACAAGCGCAGAGATCACAGCAATGTGTGAACTGCTTGACATCCGACAGGATGAGATTGGGGAACTGTTTTTCCCCTCACTTGAGAAAGGAGAATCCGCATGAAGATCAAATCCACTACTTACTACTGGCTGGCTGCCATTTTGGGCGGCGTTGGAATGGGCGCAGCTATGGGTGCAGAGGGCACCGCACAGACCACCGGATACATCTCCGGCACGCTGTTTTCGGTGTCGCTGATGCTGATTTTGGCCGCTGTTTTGCTGGCTCGTCTTGGCTTTGCCGCAGAGGACAGGGAGAAAGCCGCAAAGCGGCGCAAGTACGGCAAGATCAACCGCACCCACGCCCGCAACCCGGAGTACCCGGAGAATCAGGAGCGTGGGGCATGATGACGGCCAAAGAGTACGTTGAGGGCAAAGTAAAGTCCTACACGCGGCTTGCCGAACGTTGCAGGCGAGAAGCTGAAGCCTCAGATGACATTGTTGTCCGGGCTGGATACTCCGCACGGGCAAACGTCTGGGAGATGTGCGCCGAAGAAATGGACAACGTGCGGGAGATGCTGCAAGAGGAATCTGGGGAGGTCACGTATGCCTGACACTGTCCACCATGTCATGTGGTACACCGTGTACGATGCAAAAACTGGCAATCTGCTTGCATCCGGCACATCTGATATGTGCGCCCGGCGGCTTGGCTATAAAAGCGCAAACAGTTTTGCATCCTCGGTTTATCATTGCCGCAAGAAAAAGAGAAAGCCGCACAAGTATTCCTTTTTTCAAGAAGTCATAAAGCGCGATGAGGTGGACAGTCTGCCACCGATACGCCGCAAAAAAAGAAGAGCCTGCCCGTGCGCCAACACGGACAAGCCAAAAGGGTGATGAGTCTAGCCGCCCATCACCACAAAAATACCACAACGTGCGACAAACCGCAAGGAGGTAAAACGTGAAAACCTTTATTTTTATCGTGTTGTGCGTCAACTTGTTGTATATCGCCCTGGGCTGGCGGCACAACAACAGGAGGTGAGCACATGGCACTTTTAAAGGTCTATGATGTGACCAAAAAGCAGCCGGATGACCTTGTTTCATCGCAGAATATCGCAGACTTTTCGGACGCGATCATCATTACAGACGAACTTGTAAAGCGAGAGCCCGCCTATCTGTACAAGGTATTTGATTCCGGCATGAATGTTGTTTATATGAGGTGAATTTTTATGCAAAGCGATTCACAAAAGCGCCTTGCAAGGCGTGCCAGCATCAAGGACCTTTCCAACAAGGCCGAGGGCATCTATTACTACATCAAGCCGCAAAATATGCTGTTCAGGCTTATCAGTGCTGGCAATGAACTTGCCAGCTCAATCAACGGCGCAGTGGCGTATTTCACGCATTTTGCACAGAACGGCAGCATGGATGATACTGCGAGCCGCGAGGTCATAGACCGCATCTATCGCAAGGTGGGCAGCATGATGTGCGATATTGACATTATCCACGGTGCAGAAATCATGCCTGAACCGTATGAAAGCATAGATTTTTGTTACATGATCGAGTTCCGCACCTTGCTGCGGGAAGCAGTCATCAATGGTCTGCCGGATGATTACAAAGGCGTACAGCAAAACCCGACACAAATCCGACTCATGAAGCCCGGCGTTGCGTACAATGCCGCGGTACCGGACGAATACGATGATCCGTTTTTTGACCAGTTTGTCCGAAAAGAAGAGCAGCGAGACCGGAAAATCGTATTCCGGTGCACAAAGTCAGAGCTTGACGCCATCAAGCGTTATGCACATATCATAGATGTAAAATACACTGAGGAGGAGATCCATCATGCCTGAGACCAAAATCGAAAATACCCCTGTTGAGCAGCTTCAGAAGCCCGCAACGCCCGCCGAAACCCTTACTCCTGTCAATCCCCCTGCCGCACCCGCACATCGCGCCCTCTCCTACGCTGAGAAAGTGCAGGGCTTGACCGCAGACGAACGGATCTGGCAGCTGGCAAAGTCCAAGGCTGTTGCGCTGTCCAATCTGCCTGACGGCTGGCTTCCCAAGACCTACGCCGGAAACGTTGGTGCCTGCGCCATCGCCTGCGATATGGCACAGCGCATGGGCACCACAGAGTTGTTTGTGATGCAGAACCTCTATGTTGTCTACGGCCAGCCCACTTGGAGCGGCAAAAGCTGCAAGGCACTTATCGACAACAGCGGCCAGTTTGCAGGCCGTTCCCGCTATCGCATGGAAGGTCAGGAAGGCACGGACACATGGGGCTGCCGCCTGATCGCCGTGGACAAGCTGACCGGCGAAAAGGTGGAAGGGCCGAAGGTCACGGTGCAGATGGCAAAGGATGCAGGATGGTGGAATAAAAACGGCAGCTACTGGCCGAAGATGACCGAGATGATGCTCAAGTACCGCGCCGCCGCCTATTTTGCCCGCGCTGAGTGCCCGGAAGTGCTGATGGGCGCAAACATCGACTACGAGGCCGGTGCTGGCGACAGCGCAGAGGAGGATCCGAACCATGCTTAATGTTGTAGCAATCATGGGTCGCCTTGTGGCAGACCCGGAACTCCGCACCACCCAGCAGGGCACCAACGTGTGCACCTTCCGCATTGCCTGCGAGCGCAGCTATGCCCCGAAGGGCCAGCAGCGTCAGGCTGATTTTGTGGATATTGTGGCATGGGGCAAGACCGCCGAATTTATCTGCAAGTTCTTCCAGAAGGGCAGCATGATTGCCATTGACGGCAGCTTGCAGACCCGGAATTATCAGGACAAGCAGGGCAACAAGCGCACGGCGGTGGAAGTCGTGGCAAGCAATATCAGCTTTGCAGGCGCAAAGGCAGCAGACAAGCCCGCTGCACGCGGTTTCGACCAGCAGACGCAAAACTACACCCACGAAGCAAAAGCCGCACAGAGCGCCCAGCAGCCGCCTTTTACGGATGGGCAGTTGGATGCTATACCGGACGCAGAGAGATACAATGCCGATTCTGCCGTGTTCTCGGACACCGACGACCTGCCGTTTTGAAAAGGAGGAGATAAAAATGAGCGTGAAAGGCTATAAGGTTTTCAACCCTGATTGGACGTGTAAGGGCAAGCAGTATACTTGCCCCGGCACTTTTGAAGAGGATGTAAACCCGTCTGTCTGCAATGTGGGTATGCACTTCTGTAAGAATGCCGCCGACTGTTTCCGTTATTACGATTTCGACCCGAACAACCACGTTGCTGAAGTGATCGCCCACGGTACGGTTGCAGAGTGTGAGAATAAGTGTGCAACGAACAAGTTGGAAATCGTGCGGGAAATCCCTTGGGCGGAAGTCCTTGAGATCGTGAATACGGGAAAGGCTTGCACTGGACGTTGCAACAGCGGCGACTGCAACAGCGGCGACTGCAACAGCGGCGACTGCAACAGCGGCAACAGGAACAGCGGCAACTGCAACAGCGGCAACTGCAACAGCGGCAACTGCAACAGCGGCGACTGGAACAGCGGCAACTGGAACAGCGGCAACAGGAACAGCGGCGACTGGAACAGCGGCGACTGCAACAGCGGCGACTGCAACGCTACATCCTTTTCCAATGGCTGCTTCAATACTGTATCGCCCAAAATCTATATGTTCAACAAGCCTACCGACTGGACGTTTGATCATTGGCGTAACTGCCGCGCCCGGCTTTTGCTGAACCAGATTGACGATTGCCCGCTTGAATACGTCTATCTGTCCGATATGACCGATGAAGAAAAGGCAGCGCACCCTGAAGCTGAAACGACTGGCGGTTATTTGAAGGAGCGCACCACAGCGGACAACGCCCGGAAGTGGTGGGCGAGGCTTAGCGCCGATGATCGAAACGTTATCCTCAGTTTGCCGAACTTCGATGCGGCGATTTTCAAAGAAATTACGGGGATTGACGTAAGCAACGACTGACATATCTCAAGAGCTGCGCTATCGGGCTATACGGGCGTGCGGAAGTGGGCAACCGTTCCGGCAAGTTACCAGCAAGTTACCGGCAAGTTAAAATCAAAATGCGGAAGGAGGTGAAATCATACGGCTACAGGGAAAAGATACTACTGGCTAAAACTCAAAGACAGCTTCATGCGGTCTGACGCGGTGGATTTTCTCATGGGGCAAAAAAACGGCGCAAACTATGTGGTACTTTACCAGATGCTCTGCCTTATGACTATCAACACCAACGGCAGGCTTTCGCGGCAGATTGGCGAAGTGATCATTCCGTATGACGTGGACAAGATTCAGCGCGATACTAAGTGGTTTTCTACCGATACGGTGCGCGTCGCGCTGGGACTTTACGCGAAACTTGGGCTGATTTATCAGGAAAAAGACGGCACGTTGGTGCTTGCAAACCACTCGGAAATGGTCGGAAGCGAAACCGATTATGCAGCACAAAAAAAGTTGCAAAGAACGAACCAGCGTCAAATTGATGCAGAACACTGTGGACAATGTCCACAGGATGTCCACACAGACGTCCACAAAAATGTCCATACAGATATTAGAGATAAGATATTAGATATAGATAAGTCGTCGTCATCTAAAGATGACTCCTCCTATACAGGGACGAGGACGACGAAATCTCTAGTGGATTTTTTTCGGGAGAATGTCAGCAAGCTGAGCAAGGCCGGAGAAAAAGAACTGACCGGCTACATAGAGCGCATGGGCGCGGATCTTGTGTACGCGGTTATGGACAAGTGTGTAGATCTGGGCGGCGGCAGCTGGGCGTATATCCGCAAGGCGCTGGAAGAAGCGGAAGGACTTGGCTGCAAGACCGTTGCGGAGTATAACCAGCTCTGCCCTATCGGCGGCAGCCGGGCAAAAGGCACACGCGTAGACAGAGCACAGCCTTCCGGAAACGATATTTTAAGCCCGGAGTTTATGGCGCACAGCCGGGAACGCCTGCGGAAAAACAAGAAAGGAGCAGATGACCATTGACAAATCCATGCTGCAAAAACTGCCCAGACCGGTATCCTACCTGTCATGACCACTGTCCACAGTTTGCCGCTTGGCGCAAAGAACACGCCAAAGAGACGGACTATAACCGAAAAATGACCGTGTCCGGCATGGTCTACCACTACGACTACGAGGACAAGCACCGGGAGAAGGGCAAGAAAAAGTATTTGGGCAAAAATGGAGGAGACAAATGAAAACCGTACAGGAAATTATGGAGGAGAACGGCTCTTTGGCAAACATCGAGCGTTTTCAGACAATGCAGAAGTGGGAACACAAGCGCAAGGTTGCGCACGCACAGGAAATGGCAGAAGCGTTCTATTGCTGGGCTAAGGATCACGGCAAGGGCGTTCATCTGTCAGTGGGCGGTCTGGATTCCATCACGCTGCATTACTTTTTGGAGAGCATCGGGCTTCCCGTCACCTGCGTGTCTTGCTCATCGCTTGAGGGCAAGGGCGTACAGCAGGTGCACAAGCAGATCGCGGCCGAGATGGAGAACGAATATAAAGACTGGATGGGCGATGGTGAGGTGCCCTCCTTCGTGTTCCTGAAGCCGCTGAAAAGCAAGGTGCAGGTCTTACAGGAATTTGGCTGGCCGGTCATCAGCAAAGAAAAGGCGGGCAAGATCATGCTGTTGCAAAACCCGACAGAGCAAAACGCCACCGTACGGCATGCGATCATCACCGGCGAGACAGGCGAATACGGCGGCTGGCAGAAAAACAGCCGTATGAAGCTGCCGCAGAAGTGGCTTGACTTGTTTGGCGGAGCGGATGCAGAGGGGGCAGCGCTTGGCTATCAGGCCGCGCCGTTCAAAGTGTCCGACCGCTGCTGCTACTACCTCAAGGAAAAGCCCTGCAACGACTGGGCGCGGGAGCATGACAGCGTGCCCTATATGGGTCTGATGGCCAGCGAGGGGGGGCGGCGTGAGAAAAGCCTGAAGATGCACGGCTGCAACTATTTCGGCAAGACCACCACACGCAGCGCGCCCTTTGCCATATTTGACCGACAAGACGTCTTGCAGCTTGCACTTGACCTTGACGTGCCTGTGCCCGCTGAATACGGCGAGATCGCAAAGGACAGAGACGGCAAGCTGTACACCACAAAGGCACAGCGTACCGGCTGTACTATGTGCGGTTTTGGCATCCACATCGAGAGCAGACCGCACCGGTTTGACATTTTGCGGGAGACCAATCCCAAAGAATGGGAGTTTTGGATGAAGCACGTCTGCCGGGACGAAAACGGCGATTGGTACGGCTGGGGGCGCGTTCTGGACTACATCGGCATCGGCTGGGAAGATGTGCCAGAACAGGCAGTGCAAATGCACATAGATGATTTGATGGAGGATGTGAAGTGATTAAAAAATCATACACTGTTCTTCCTTGCCCAAAATGTGGAAGTGGACTTCTTGCGTGGGGAAAGAAAATCAAAACCATCAATCCGAAGATAACAGTGTTGTCAGACCCGGGGACTGAAATTTGTTGCCTGATGTGCGGTCATTACGC